ATATCCGAGTAGCCGTAATACACTGTGTTTGGGTGGACGTTGCGAATAATTATTCGCAACGTCCACCCAAACACAGTGTATTACGGCTACTCGGATATAACTGCTGCTTTAGGGTCGCTGATATCCAACTTGCACATTCGGAACTACGTCAATCAGTTTTTTGAACACAATGCTGTTCCTCGGTACGCCGTAGTGGTAAATGGTGGCGTTCTTTCCGATGAGATTAAAAAAGGATTGATTGACTATTTCACTACGGAAGTAAAAGGGCAAGCACACAAAACACTGGTTTTGTGCCTGCCTTCTTCTCCAACAAAAGAAATCAAAATTGAGTTTAAGCAGTTAGACACCGCGCACAAAGAGGCTGACTTTCTTGAGACTGAACGAAGAAACCAGTCTAATATTCAAGTTGCCCACGGCACACCTCCAGCAATTTTAGGTGTTGCTGAACATTCGGAACTAGGTTCTGGTAAAGGCTTGTCACAAGCCGAGTTGTACAAAGACCGAATTGTTGCCCCAGCTCAGTACTTTTGGCAGGAAAAGTTGTACGAACTGACGAGCAAAGGCTTGGGAATTACTGACGCCTACATAACATTTTCGCCTTTTGATGTCCGCGACCGCTACATGCAATCGCAAGTTTTGACAAACTTGCTTGACAGGGGCATCTACAATATCAACGACGCATTAGAAGAACTAGACAAACCCCCAGTGCCGGGCGGTGACATTAACTTTGTCAAAGGCGATAAATTCATTAAGATAGAGGATTTGGCCAAACTTGATTCAACGGTTCCAAACGAAGATACTCCTACGGAACCACAGCCGGGAACTGAGAATAATTCCCAAGAAGGTGATAATGAGCTACCACCTACTGAGTAAATCTGGACAGTTCGAATCATTTACTAAAGCTGAGTCTGACTCTGTTTTTGTAAAGGGTTTTGCCTCGGTTGAGATAGAAGACCGAGAAGGTGAAATTGTCGATCCCCTAGAGTTCAACGTAGACACTTTTGTAAATACAGGAACTTTGCTTAGGGATCACAAATACATCAGCGATCCTTACGGCAATCACGTAGCGGCTGGTAAGGTCATCGCGGCTGAACCTGCTGAAATCTACGAGATTAAGGAAGGCGTGCTGTCCTTAAAATCAATTCGCACGGGCGACCACATCACCGAGCTTTTGCACGAAAAGCACCCCGAGCTAACAGTGGGCCACAAAGGATTGTTTGTAGTAGCGGAAGTCATTAACGACTTAGCTAAGCGAGAGGTAAAGAACGGCGTACTTAATGCGTTTTCTTGGCGAGGTTGGAACTATAGAGTCAAAGAGGGAAAGCAGGTAAGACTGAAATCTGTCGATCTTTCGGAAATCAGTTTAGTTCATCAACCTGTCAATAATCAATCTACGTATGTTAGAATTGCCGACACTGACGCTAGAATGTTAGCTAGTAAACTAAACATCACCAAAATGAAGTTTCGTAAAGCGGCTTACAAGTCCATAGGTGACGTAGAAGTTTATTTCAGTGAACGCAGTATCAAGCCAATTGAGATTAGAGAATCTGTAGACGGTTACGTTGCTGTTCTCGAAGACATGTCAAAATACGAGGTAGCTAAGAGTGTTTGTATCGCTGGCGGCGACTGCGACCTAATAGCTGCTCCTCTCAAAGATGAAGATTCTTTTGTCGCCACTTTCGTAGGCGAAGAAACTGAAACCCTCGTAGGAGAGAACGAAATGTCGCAGTCGCAAGACTCCAATCCGTCGCAAGAGCGCCGGACGTTCAAATTCTGCGTAGTGGACGAAGCCGTTTTGCAAAAGTTGTTCCCTAACTCCGCTAGAAGCGAAGTTATCAAGGGCGCAACTATCGCTTTGGAAGATGGCGAAGTCGCTGACGTAGAAGTTTTGGAGGCATCTATTTCTGACGAAGAAGTAGCAGCCTTGTTGAACCCCCCGCAGGAACCTGCTGTTGATTCGCAAGAACCGGCTGCACAAGAACCCGCAGCCGATGCAACGCAGGAACCTGTTGCTCAGAACCCCAACATACACGAAGACGTAGTCGCTTTGATTAAGGCTATGGCCGAGCAAAACGTTTCGACTCAACGTATGATGGCTGAGTTGCTCAAAGAGAAAGATGCTAAACCTGCCGCTAAGGCAGACGACGAAGCCGCTAAAGTTCTGGCTGAACTGAAGGAAGCTCAAAAGGCTTTGGCTAAGTTGGTGCCCCCGCAAGATGATCGAGACGAGCGTTCGGACTCTACAAAGGGTAAGTCCACGGAAACGCAATCCCTCGGTCAGATGTTTTCTTTCCTTTTGAGCTAGGAGTTGAGCTACAATGAGCAACAAGAGATTGCTTGAACGGTATGTATCTTCGCAGTCGCAGAAGTCGTGCCAACCTACTATTGATTTGGGGACGATTCCCAATTCTTTGATGCCTCCGCAATACGCGGATCGTTTTTTCGACTTGGTGCGAGACTCCTCGAAGTTTCTGCAAGCCATTCGAGAAGTACGAACTGACGCTTGTAAGGGCGTTATTCCTCGATTGAACTTGGGTGAGATTGTTTCGGAAGGCGCGAGCGCCTCGAACTGTTTCTCCTTGAACAGCCCAATCGAAAGCCAATTGACCTACGAGTTGACTAAGTATCGCTCGGGCTTCACGATTACTTCGGACTTGCTCCGCTGTAACATCGAGAAGGAGCGTTTGGTTGAGACCTTGCTGCGTCAATTCCAAACCCGCGTTACCCGAGACATGGAGCGAGCCTCCATCATGGGTGACGAGAGCTTGGTCATGGGTCCGGGCCAGAGCAAGATGAACAACTTGTTTGGCCAGAATGACGGCTTCTTGCGATTGTTGCAATCGGCTGTTCCGACCGAGAACGTCATTGACGCCAACGGTGCTGGTCTTTCGACCGAATTGCTCTATGCAATTCACAACCGCGTCCCGATTGACTACATGGGTGACGTAGCAGACTACAAGTTTATCTGCGGTCCTCGGTTGTACAATCAGTGGGCCAAGGGTCTGGTTTCGCGAGAAACCGGCTTGGGTGACTTGGCTGTTACCGCTGGCGGTCTGTTCCGTCCGTTGGGTGACCAAGTATTCTACGTGCCTAACTGGCCGGAGAACTTGGACAACGGCGGCGGCGAGACTGACGGCACGACCTTGATCTTCAGCCCCTTGGCTAACTTTATCTACTTTGTAGGTATGGATTTGTCCATCGAGCGAGAACGAGTACCTCGTTGCGATCACTGGGAATTCACCATGCACTGGTTGGCCGACTTCATGGTCGAGCTGCCGGAAATGGTGGTCATGGTCAAGAACCTGCGATTGTGCGGCGAGCCTTGGGACGGTTGTGCAACCGCCTACGGGTTATCGAACCACAATCCTCTGGCCTAACCGAGAAATTCGACCCCTGTGGATTAAACCTCCACAGGGGTTTTTATTTTTTAGTTAAGTAAACACTGTTTTAAGCCCCTAATAGATAGGAAAAGAAAAACCATCCATCCAACCTATAGTGGGAATAATCTCAATGGCAAACTGCGGCACCTATACCTCCGCTGAATTTAGCGGCGGCAATCTAATTCTGACTGATGCAAGCGGCAACGAAGTCAGCCTCAATCTGGCGTTCGCAGAAGCCCGCATGATTAATGACGATCAGTTCGTCATTCATACCGTGAAAAGCGGCTCTAAAATCATCAACGTAAGCAACACCCTCTTAGGTAGTTCAGCACTTACTCTCGATAAAGTAAACGCATACATCGGTTATGCAAAGTACTATGCAGCAGACAACTTTGTTGGTTTTGAGACTCTCTCTGTAGCCGATACGGTTCTTTCTCTAAATTCTGTACAATACAAGCAAGCAAGTAAGGCTGTAATTCAAGTCGAGACAGGAAGTATTCGCTGGCTGCCATTTGGTGCTACCACACTTCCTACGACTTCAACAGGGATGCTTTGGACTTTGGACAGCGGGCTTTTGACTCTCATCACGGACTTGTCGAAAATCCGGCTGATCCGTAATGGCTCGTCTAATGCAACTGTAAACATCTTATACGCGGAGTAAGCAGTGGAACGTCCAGCATTAATCCCCACATTGATTCCATACACAGCGAACGAAGTCGGGGCGGCTTTGGGATCGCCCGCTACCTTAGACGGCTATTGGGCAAGAAAAGCAGATTGGATTTCTCCTACTGGAGTAGTATTCGACCAACGAAGCTCTCTAGGTGACGCAAGACCAGTACAACCTCGTCGTGCCTTGCAACTCAACGGCACCAACCAATACGGCGTCTACTCATTGAGGGAGCCGATCAGTCAGTACCCATTTACTTTGTTTGGGTGGGCAAGAACGAATGATACAGCGTTAAAATCGCTTGTTTCTTTTAGTACACCTTCAACCACTAATCAGTTCTTCACCTTGTACGTCAGAAATAACTTAATCCAAATTGAAAGGACTAACACAAGTGCTGTTACAAGCCAGGCAGTCATTCCTGATACAACCAATACGTGGAACTCGTACGCAGTATCTTTTACAAGTGCGACTAGCCTAAACATATACTTCAATGGGGCGTTGTTACAGTCGTTTACAGGATTGACCAGCGTAACTCCTGTATTTGAGAGATTCCTTTTTGGGGCATTGCGGGCCACTTCGCCCAATCTGTATTGGAACGGACGAGCCATGCACTGCGGCTACCTCCGTCGAGCCGCTACCCTCCAAGACGCTCAAACCTTCCACACCACGGGAATTATTCCCAATGCCGAAGGTCTGTTTCCG